CTTATGTCTTCCATACCCGAAAGGACTGTATTGCGGAATGTACATCGAGATGAAATTCGGTGACAACAGGCAGCAGACGACACAAAAAGAGTTTCTTGAGGACATGGCAGCAGTAGGACATTTCGTTGTGACATGCTATTCGGCAGAGGAGGCGGTAAAAGTCCTTGAGGAATATCTGAATCTTTCGGACTGGAAACACATGGAGAAAAAACGGAGAATGAGCATCCCGAACAACAGCATCCTCAAGAACGGGGAAATCAAAGAGAGCAAACCGAGAAAGAAATGAGGAGGTGCAGCAGGATGACGGTCAAGGATATTATGACGTTGCTTGAAAGTCCGGACAGGGTTCGGGTCATCAAGGACGGTGAGGAGATATACAACCAGTATTTTGCAAACATGGAGGTTGACAAGGACATCGTCGCACAGATAGGAGATGCAGAGGTCAAGAGATTCAGAGCAGTTCAGGAAATTCGACACAAGAGATGGAGAGAATTGAACCTCATGTCACCGTTACGACCGGACGAAGCACCGGATTTCAAGTTTCAAGAATTGCAAATGAAACTGTATTACACAATTTATATATAACAGGAGATAAAAACATGAAAATCAGAGTATTAAGTCTTTTTGATGGAATAAGCGTCGGGATGTTGGCTCTAAAAAGAGCGGGGTTCGATGTAGAAAAATACTATGCATCGGAAATAAAAACCAAGGCTATGAAATGCAGCTTTAATAATTGGGGAGATGCAATCGAACAGATAGGAGATGTAAGAAAAGCTGACGGGAAAAAATATGATGTTGACATCATAATAGGCGGGTCGCCATGCCAAAATTTCAGCAGAGCAAGAACATCACATTGCAACGTGATTGACGGGTTAGCAGGAGAACAAAGCTCACTATTTTTTGAATATTTAAGGATTTTGAAAGAGAACAATCCAAAATACTTTTTTCTTGAAAATGTATGGATGCCGATTGATGACCAGAAGATTATAAACAGACTTCTGGGAGTAGAACCAATTCGTGCAAATAGTAGTCTGGTATCATACCAACAAAGAGACAGACTATACTGGACGAACATTCCAGGAATCGAATTGCCAAAAGATAGACATATAAATTTTCAAGATTACAAGGACACTGACGAAGAATATTGCGACAAATTCTTAGTAAATAGAACACCGAGCAGAGAACGAATGTGGGGCGACGGAAACGGGGAATGTCCGAATGTAACAAATAGAGAGAAAATAAATTGCATAACGCTAAAACAAGATAGATGGAAAAATTCCGGATTGATAGCATATAAAGATTTTTGCAGATATTTAACAACAAGAGAGTTGGAAATCGGGCAGACATTGCCAGTTGGATATACAAAAGGATTATCCAAAAACGAGGCAGAGGATGTCATAGGAGATGCATGGACTGCGGACATGATTGCACACTTTTTTGGGTACTTAAAAAGAGATATGGAAAAGAAACAGGAGGAAATGAAATGAAAATCATTGCAGTAATGTCACCGAAAGGTGGAATCGGAAAGACAACGACATCGGATGCGATCGCTTACATGTTGGGAGAGGAGCAGGAGAAACGTGTTCTAATTCTCGACGGAGACCCGCAGGGCGATACATCCAAGACATTCGAGGCATACGAGCCGGAGGGAACAGGAATGAGTGAACTGCTTGAGCGTCATGTGAGCGTGGGCGGGTCATACCGCACAACGGACTTGATAAGACCGACACAATACAGTCACATTGACATCATCCCTGCAAACGGGTATCTCATGCAGACAGACATGAACCTGCTGCTCAAGCAGGAGGCGAACCAAGTCACAAGGCTGCGGGATGCACTGGAGGAAGTATCGGAGGCATACGACTATTGCATTTGTGATTGTGGTCGTCTGCTTGACATGGTGGTCATCAACATTCTACTGGCAGCAGAACTCGTCATTGCACCCGTAAAGGTTGGAGGGTACGAAAACGCGGCGATTCACAATTTGCAGGAACAGGTTGACGACCTGCGGGAAATCAATCCGGAACTCCGAATCAAAGGTCTTGTGACCATGAAGCAAAAGAACAAGACATCACTGGATTTTGAGGAATGGATGAAAACCAGTTCCGGATTTGACATGTTCGTCACTCCGATTCGTCGGTCGATTGTAGCGGAAAAGGCATCCATGAGAATGGCAATCCTCCCGCAGTTTTCAAAGAACTGCATCGTGTCACAGGACTATCGCAATGTGGTTCATGAATTACTCAAGGAACTGGAGGGATAGACATGGCAAATATAAAAATTTTCAAAATGGATGATTATTCATGGTATGCAGCACACAATCTCATGGAATTTTTGAACTGGTACAACAAACATATAGACAGTATAGAAACTCCGGACGACTTGTCAGAGTTGGAAATCATCGAACCGGAGGACGGAACGATGTGGAGCAACGAAAACATAACGCAGGAGGATGTCGAAACACTGGGAGATGCGGATGAAATATGCAGAGGAGGAATCGGAGACCTAAAGAGACATGATGGAGATATATTCAAGATGCAGACATTCGCTGACGTACTGGGAGACGAGGACATCAAAGAACCGTATGAGATAGCGTCAACAGAATGGTGAGGTGACAGGAATGACGGCGAAAGAAAGAGAAATTGTCGAAAGGCTCAATCATCCGGTGTACACGACGGATTTTCTTGAGGAGTGGATTCAGAGAAAAGACAATGTGCTCATAAATGCACCCGCAGCATTGCAAGCAATGGGAGCAAAAGGATTTTATGAGGCAGTCAAACAAATGGCAAAGAATGAGGAGGAAAAAGGACAATGAGCAATATTATCAACACAGCACCGTGTCGATTCTGCGGACAGATGGTGCAGATCGAGAGCGAGGAGAAACTGACAGAGCCACAGGCAGAGGAAAAAGCGACAATGTCCTGCACCTGCGAACAGGCGGTTGAGTATCAGAAAGAGAAACAGAGGAAAGAAAAGGCGATGCAGAATGTCGCTGCATTGTTCGGAGAGGCAGCAGCACCGGAAAAGAGATGCAGTGAGGGCATCGTGAACATCCTCAAGGCAGCAGTCGAGGAGATATACACCGGAGGACTGGCAAAGGTCACTCTGAACCTCCGAGGGGGGGGTCAAAGCATCTATATCACAGAATAGCAAAGGCGAGATAAACGTCGAGCGTACAGAGACCAAAAAGCAGAAATTAACAGAATAGGGGAGCGGATGCGTGTGACCGAAAGAGAGATATGCGGGTCATTCCGGAGAGCGGAGAATCAAAAGCAACAGATTCAGATTTTGACGGAACTGACCTGCAAGAGCAAATATCAGATAATCGGTATATTGCTGCGGAATGGCGAGAAAGTACCGAAAAGCATCGAAAACCAGTTATACAAGAGATTGGACGCACTCGACGCACAGATTTTCGAGTGTGAAATGGAATACAAAGAAATCGTGACCGCACTGACGGGAGAAAACAGGAGGAAAGAACATGGCAACAGGATTCAGCGTCATGGACGCACTGAACAAGAACAGTAAGGCAGGAGTTGACGAATCACCGAGGGCGAGATTCCGGACAAAGGACATTTCAATTTTCAAGATGTACCGGAACAAACTCAATTTCTACGATTTGGCAGATATTGAGGAACTGGCAGGAGACATCCTCATGTATGGTCTCAAACAGAATCTTGAGGTTGTATTTGAGCCGAATGAGCAGGGTGAATATAGAATCGTCGCAGGTGAGAGACGGTGGCTTGCACTCAAGCACCTTGTCGAGCAGGGATATAAAGATTTTGAGATTGCGACCTGCAAACTGACCACACCGCAGGACGAGGACGAGGAGCAGGTGGAAATCATCATCGCAAACGCATACCGGACAAAGTCTCTCAAGGATGTCATCGAGGAGGAACAGCGTCTCAAAGCGTGTCTTGAGCGTATGAAAACGGATGGAAAGAAAATCAAAGGATATGACCTCCAGTCCGGTCGCCTCCGTGATGTCATCGCCTCAATGCTCAAGATGTCAAAGACCAAGATCGCACAGATTGAGAGCGTCAACAACAATTTGATTCCGGAGTTTCGGGAGGAACTCAACAACGAGCGTCTCACATTCTCCGCAGCGTATGAGTTGAGCGGGATGTCTCCGGAGATGCAGCAGGAGGCACTTGCAATACACAAGGAAAACGGAGAATTGTCCTATACGGAAATCAAGGACATGAAATCACCGCAGAAACCGGAACAGGAGCAGGATGCAGCAGGGCAGCAGGACACCGTGTCAGATTCAGACACAGCAGGGCAACAGTCATCCGAAAACAGCATGAATCCTCCGGAGGAAAAGAAAGCGGGCGACGATTATGAGACACCGCATCCGGAGGGAATCACCTCAATCTGTTATTCTTGCACCGAATACGAGACCTGCAACGTAAAGACCGGAACATGTACCTCATGCGACTAGTACAAGAACCGTGCAGAGGCATACAAGACAGACGAGCAGAGATATAACGAGGAGCAGGATGCAATAGACCGTGAAACGAAAAAGAAACTCCGTGAACAGGCAGAGGAGGAGAAGATGAACAACCTCCCGTCAGACACACAGGAGAACGGTCAGAAAGTGCATCACATTAAACTGGGAGCGACATTTTTTGAGGAGGTTGCATCCGGAGAAAAGACATTTGAACTCCGGAAGAATGACAGAGGCTATAAAAAAGGCGACATCCTTGAGATGATGGAGTTCAAGGACGGAAAGAACACAGGACGCACCGTGAGAGTGCTTGTGACATATATCCTTGAGGAGTTTGCAGGTCTTGAGGACGGATATTGCATCATGGCAACATCTCTGTTGAATAAGGACGGAGAACCGTTTGACAGAGCAGACATCAATCAGATTTGTGCAGATATTAGAGCAAACGGTGACGGGTACACAGAGGGCGGTGACGAATACATCATGATTGAAAAGGCGGTAGAAATGGTAAAAAGCGGAGGTGTTGAATGAAAATGACAGAATACAACTCATATCCAGAAGATATGCAAGAGATAACAGCGTTCACCGATGAATGGAATGACTTCTTTACATACTGCAAAGAAGATTATGAGAGCAGACAAGCATATAAAAACAATTTACATGAGCATCACGAGGATTTGAGAATTGCATGGGTAAGAAAAGACAAGAATCTCGGTTTCTGCATAGGTAGAAAACAGGGAATTTTGAAATTCTACAAAATAGGTACGGAAAAGGATTGGGATGCGTTCAAGCACGGATTCGCTGCACAGTTCACACACGATAACAGTTAAACAGGAGGAACAGGAGAATGAATGAAATCAGACGAGGAGAAATATTCTACATCGCACGAGGGGGGGGGGCATCCTGCGGAAGTGAGCAATATGCGGACAGACCTGCGGTTGTAGTGAGTAATGACGAGAACAACAAACACTCCGGAATCATTGAGGTGGCATATTTGACCACACAACCAAAAACAGAACTACCGACACATGTGACAATACGCAGCACCGGACGAGTTTCAACAGTCCTTTGTGAACAAGTCACATCAGTATCGGTCGAGCGTGTGAATAACTACATCGGGCAGGTATCAGAGCAGGAAATGAAAAACATTGACATCGCCCTCATGATTTCTCTGCAATTAGACGGGGATTCAAAATCACATAAGCAGTACAACGAGACAATCAAAAAACAGCAGGAGGAAATTGAATACTATCGCAACAAAATTCAAGCGATGCAGCAGTCGTTAGAAGAAAAGAAAAGCGAAAAGCCACAGGAGGCAGCAGGAGAGACATCGGAGATCGTTGTGAGGCTTGAGACGGAGCGTGACACATACAAGGCATTATATGAGCAGTTATTTGAGAGGCTGCTGACTATGGGAGGAACAGGGAATTGAAAAAAGGACAATTAAAAGCATTATTCATCGAGGCAAAGGGAACAGGTCAGAAATATATCGGTGTAATGATTCGGACAGAGGGCAGCAGTGAACCGGAGGTCATCATCAATCCGAAAGAGAATTTCAATGCAAAATTCGACTATTACATGGCAGCGTATGACGATGATTTGATTCTGATTGCAACAAAAGGGAAAAAGGACATCAGAATCACGGGAGCAGCAGCGGGAGCATCGTTCGAGGACATCCAGTCACAACTCATTGATGAAAAAGCGTCATCCGGATGGAAAGAACAGATTGCGGATGCGGTGGACAGGGTTGTCGATAAGATGCTGAAAGAAACTCCTCCGGAAACGGAGGAGGAGAGACAGAACTGCGAGACCATGAGAGAGACAATCAAAGGAATGTTCCTCACGCAGAGACGTTCAAAGACAGAGGCAGCGTTCATCACCGAGAATATTGACAGATACGAGGAATTGTTTGAAATCTGCATGAATGGAGATGATGCACAGTTCAAAAAGGGCATCACGGAATTGCAGAAAGCACAGAATGAGTATATTTTGCAGAAAGAGAGGGAAAACGGATGAACAAGGTCATTTTGATGGGTCGTCTCACGAGAGACCCGAATGTCAGATATTCACCGAGGAATAATTCACAGGAGGAAATGGCGATCGCACGATACACACTTGCGGTTGACCGCAGAGGAGCAAAAGACGGGCAACAGTCAGCGGATTTCATTTCCTGCGTTGCGTTTGGACGAGATGGAGAGTTCGCAGAAAAATATCTTAAGCAGGGAACGAAAGTGGTTGTCACTGGACGGATTCAGACGGGGTCATATACGAACAGAGACGGTCAAAAGGTCTATACCACGGACGTGATTGTCGAGGAACAGGAATTTGCAGAGAGTAAGAAAGCAGCAGGGCAGCAGGACGGGAACAACGGAGGGCATTCGGATGCAGGTGACGGTTTTATGAATATTCCGGACGGAATCGACGAAGAACTCCCTTTCAATTAGGTGCGGAGGAGGATGGAGACATGGGATTCGTGGAAAAGGTGAAAAACGTCATTTCAAAACTGCGGGCAGCAGGAAAGACAGAGAAAGAGGTGTCTGAAATCATCGAACAGGCAGCAGAGGCAGCAACGGTCTTGAAAAAGACGGAATCTCCGGAGCATCCGGAGAAAATCAAGGCAGCAGGAGGAGAAAACCTGCAAGATGCTCTTTTGAAAGTGGGAATCAGTGCAAAAGAGGCATTGACCGCATTTGAGAGCATATACAGACCGAGGAGACAGGAAAAGTCGAATAATTGGAGGAAATATCATGGATTGCCTCTGAAAAGGTCAAAAGGAGGAAAACGACGTGGAGACAGAAAAAGAAATGACAGCAATTCAGAAAACACAGGTATATCTTGAGAATTATCGGGAAATAGAGCGATATATCAAGGATGCAATTTCGGAAGTATCACAGATTGACGATGTATCAAGATATAACATTTCAGCAGAGAAAGCGTTCCTCCAGTCCATCAGAGAGTGTAAGGCAGAGACGGTCATTCTGTTCGAGCACATGAAAAAGGCTCTTGCATCGCTGAAAGAGGATGCAGAGGCAGCAGGTGAGGGGTACAAGTACGACGCACTTGAGGCAGTATATATCAAGGGCAAGTCATACGAGGATATTGTGAGGGAGACAGGATGCGGAAAGAACTCACCGAAAAAGTGGTGCAGATCAATGACAGAACGTCTCTCAATCAAATTATTCGGTGCAAAAGCAATCGAAAATGACAAAATCGGAGTGAAATGAGAGTGAAAACGGGGTGAAATGAGGGTGATTTCGGGGGTAAAAAGTGGGTGAACAAAAGCAAATATAAACGTGCTAATATGATAACGTGAACAGTTGAGTGAGCGATTGCAGAGATGCAGTCGCTTTTTTCTTGCCTGTTTGCCCTCCTGTTATATGCGGGCAGCAGGACACTATCATGTGCGATGTATGCCCGCCTCTTGAAAGGCATGAGAGGCAGCAGGAGACCGATGGACAGAGAGGAGTGAGCAGTGTGTTATTGAAAGCATGTAAGGGATGCGGTCGCCTTATCCCACAGGCATTGACCATGTGCGAGCAGTGCGAGGCAAGGCAGCAGTCAAGGCATGTGACATACAACAATACACGCAGAGACCCACGAGCAGCAGAGTTCTATCTGTCAAAGGAATGGCGGGAGTTGAGACCTGTCATCATGAGCGTGTATGAGTATGTGGATATATATGCTCTGTATGTTGAACACCAGTTGATAACACTGAAAGATTCAGACCCAATCCACCACATCATAGAACTTGAGGAGGACTGGGAGCAGAGGTTGAACCCATTGAACTTGATACCCTTGAGCCATCGGACACACAACACAATCACAGCACTATATAAACAGAGCAATGCAAGCATGAAAGCAACACAGACACAGTTGAGGTCGCTGATTGATTACCATTTCAAAGAGGCAGGGGGATATGAAAAAGTTTTATGTGACCGTTTCTTAGTCGCACCCCCTCTTTTCTTTGGAGAAAACTCCCCACGAGAAAATCAAGACGCAGGGGAGTGACGAAAAGGTGTCAGAATGTGACACGAAACTCGTGAACACTGGACGGAAAGGGGGTTGATGCTGCATGGCAGGACAGAGACAACCGACCGATTTGGTGGTCATGAAAGGAAAAAAACACCTCACAAAAGCAGAGATTGAGGCGAGAAAAAATGCGGAGGTGGTCGCCCCAAACGACAAAGTCAAGCCTCCGGCATATTTGACACCGGAACAAAAGAAGAAATTCCGGAAATTGTCAAAAGAACTGCTTGCAATCAAACTCATTGCGAACGTGGATTGTGATGCACTGGCGAGATTACTGATTGCACAAGACCAATACATCGAGATAACGGACAAAATCAGAGAAACTCCGTTGATGGTCGATGTTCCGGTCTATGAGATGCGAGAGAATCCGGACACAGGAGAACAGGAACGTGTACAGGTCGGAACACGGGAGGTTGTGAACGGTGAGAGGGAGCGTCTCATGATTATACAAGACCGCTGCATGAAACAATGTCGGCAGGGGGCATCGGATTTCGGAATGACGGTCAGCAGTCGGTGTCGGTTGGTAGTTCCGAAAGCAAAGGAAACAAAACCGGAGAACAAATTCGCCAAGTATGCGAGTTCATAAATGGCAGCAGGGGCAACAGTGACCGACCGTTGCACACAATACGCTCTTGATGTCGTTGCAGGTGTCATCATTGCAGGTGAATATGTCAGACTGGCATGTCAAAGGCATCTTGACGACCTCGAAAAAGCGAAAGCAGCACCATACAAATATTATTTCGACGTTGAAAAGTCCGAGGAAATCATCAATTTTGCGGAAGAATTGACAATCGCAGAGGGTGACGAACAGGAAAATGTGACAGCGTACCCGTTCCAGTGTTTCATTTTAGGGTCTCTGAATGGGTGGAGGACAAAAGAAAAGGGTCACAGACGGTTCAGAACGTCCTATGTACAGTTAGGCAGACAGAACGGAAAGTCGTTCATCAATGGTATTCTAGCGTGTTACTATGGCAATTTTGACGGGTACAAATACGGAAAAATCTTTTGTACTGCGACAAAACAAGACCAAGCGAACATTGTTTTTGATGAAATTGTAAAATTCATCAATTCCGACGAGGATTTGTCGGAGTGGTTCAAGGTGCATGAGCATAATCACACGATAGATTGTCTCTGTACACATTCGGAAATCAAGGCATTATCCGGAGATACCAAGTCACTGGACGGACACCGTGCATATTTGGGAATCGTTGACGAATACCACGCTCACAAGACAAATCAGATGTACAAACTGCTTGAGGGAGGTATCAAGAAATTAAAATCCGCACTGATCTCCGTCATAACGACAGCGGGGTTCGATTTGAAATCGCCTTGCTACAAGTTATATGAGTATTGCTGCAATCTGCTGAAAGGTGTGTTTGAGAACGACAGTCAGTTCGTGTATATAGCACAGTTGGACACAGCGGATGACCTATACAAAAAGGAGAACTGGATAAAAGCAAACCCGATTCTCGAATATGACGAGGATGCACTGGAGAATCTCGTTCCGGTTGCGAATACTGCCCGTGATATGGGCGGGGAGGATTTGCGAGATTTCCTCGTTAAGCAGTTAAACATGTGGATGCAGTGGTCAAACGCACTGTACATCAAGGACATTAAAGACTGGAAACGATGTGCAGCATTGCGAACGCTCAAGGATTTCAGAGGCTCAAAATGCTATGTCGGAGTTGACCTGTCGTCCGGAGGCGACTTGACATCCATCGCAATCGTCATCCCGTACATGGTTGACGGTGTGAAAAAGTATTTTGTGCATACTCACTCATTCATACCTGCGAGCAGAGTGGACGAGCATATCAAGACGGACAAAGTTCCGTATGATGTATGGATTTCAAAAGGTCTCGTGACAGTCACGGAGACACTGGGAGGAATAAAGACAGATTACAAGTACATCATCAAGTACCTTGAGGATTTAATCAAACAGAATGATTTGAAACCTCAACTTGTGTGTTATGACCCACACAACGCATCTGCGTTCCTGTCAGACCTTGAGGCACTGGGATTCGATTCTGTGGCAATTACACAGACAGCAAAGGAACTCAATGACGCAACAGTTGATTTCAGACTGGAGATAAAAGCAGGAAACGTCGTGATTGAGGGAACAGAAGTCGGAAAAGGCAAGGTTGTTCCGTTCGATGAACTGCTGACGTGGTCGATTGCAAACGCAAAGACTATCTCGAACAGTTACGGTGAAATCAAAATCGACAAGGCACTCGACGAGGACAGAATCGACCCGATTGACGCAATCATCGACGCATGGAAAGCAGCAATGAAAGAGGAGTACAAGCCGGACACAAATGAGGTTGTGAATGAATGGCTTGAAATGTATGAGAAATACATGGGGAAAGGCGGTGAGAAAGAATGAACCCATTTAGAAAAATAGCAAACAGTTTGATGAACTGGTGGAAAGGTGAAACTGCACCGGAGGTCAGTGATTCAACGGAACTGACAGGCGGGGTGATGACGCTCAACTCACCGTCATTCCTTGAGAGTATGGGTTTGAGCAGGAGGAGAAAGACAACATCAGAGGTGACATATTTCACATGTCTCAAGATGCTGTCGGAAACTCTTGCGAAAATGCCTATCAAATATTATCAGAGAACGGACAAAGGAATCATTGAGGCAGAACAGACGGACACGTCGAGACTGCTGACCAAGAGACCGAACCCGTTCATGACACCGACGGTATTTTGGAACACAGTGGAAATCAACCGCAATCACTACGGGAACGCTTATGTGTACATGAGAAAGAAATTCATCCGGAAGAAATACGGAGGAGAGGTCAAAATTCTTGACCTGTGGGTGATGCAGTCGAATTGTGTTCAGATTGTTGTGGATGATGCAGGCATATTCGCAGGAAAAGGACGCTTGTGGTATGTCTACACAGACCCGACATCCGGAAGTCAGTATGTATTTGACACGAGTGAGGTCATGCACTTCAAAACATCATTCAGTTTTGACGGTGTGACGGGTTTACCAGTGCAGCAGATTCTCCGTGACACAATCTCCGGAGCATCGGCATCACAGAGGTACATGAACAGCTTGTATGAAAGCGGATTGACAGCGAAAGCGACGCTTGAATACACGGGAGAGTTGAATGATAAAGCAAAAGAGGCACTCGTGAAATCGTTTGAGGATTTCGGCAGCGGAGCGAGAAACACAGGAAAAATCATCCCCGTACCGTTAGGGATGAAACTGACACCACTCGACATCAAATTGTCAGATTCACAGTTCTTTGAATTGAAAAAATACACTGCATTGCAGATCGCAGCAGCGTTCGGTGTGAAACCGAATCAAATCAACGACTATTCAAAGTCGTCCTATGCGAACAGTGAGTTGCAGCAGTTGTCTTTTTACGTTGACACAGAACTGTTCGTCATCAAGCAGTATGAGGAAGAAATCAACTATAAAATGCTGACGGACGAGGAACAGGATGACGGTTTTTATTACAAATACAATGAAAAAGTTCTTTTCCGGACAGATTCAAAGACACAAATGGAATACCTGAAAAACGGTGTCAGTGGCTCAATCATGAAACCGAATGAGGCACGACGCAAACTTGACCTCCCCGATGGAGAGGGTGGCGACACTTTACTTGCAAATGGCAGCATCGTTCCGCTGACAATGGCAGGAGCAGCATATCAGAAAGGTCAAATCGAGCAAGAGGAGACCGAAAAACCGGAGCAACCGGAGGAAGAAACAGAGCCGGACACAGAGCAGCCGGACACAACAGGACAACCGGACGAAACCGACGAGGCAGAGGACGAGGAAGAACAGGAGGGAGGTGAATAATCATGGCAAAGAAAAGACGTTTTGATTTCACAAAAAAGAATAAACGCAGCGGAAAAGTTGAAAATGTCGGCTATTTGGATTTGGAACAGGACGAGGAACAGAGCAGATGTTCCTTGTATTTCTACGGTGACATTGTATCAGCAACATGGGAATCCATGTGGTTCGAGGAGGACAGATGCCCGCAGGACATCGCAGATTTCCTCAACCAGTTGGATGGGTATGAGGACATCGACATCTATTTCAATTCCGGTGGCGGTGATGTATTCGCAGGACTGGCAATCTATAACCAGTTGAAACGATACTCCGGACACAAAGTCGGATATGTTGATGGAATGGCTGCGTCAATCGCATCTGTCATCATGTTCGCATGTGATGAACTGCATTTTGCGACAGGAGCACAGGCGATGATTCACAAGCCTTTATGTATGGCATGGGGCAACGCAGACGATTTCAAAGAGGTCATCAAACAACTTGATTTATGCGAGGATTCAATTCTCGACGTTTACGAGGAACACTTGAAAGAGGGTGTGACGAGAGACAAAATCAAGTCTTTCATGGCGAAAGAAAAGTGGTTCAGCGGTGCAGAACTGGCAGAGTATTTCGACGTTTTGATTGATGAAAAGGCAGCAGTCGCAGCGTGTGCATCAGATTATTTTGAAAAATACAACCATGTTCCGGAGAGCATCAAAGGAACAGCCACAAAGGACATTGTCGATGCGGTGCTTGCGGAACTGGAGAACAGGAACAACGCAGCAGCAGAGGCAGAGAAACAGAGAATCGAGGCAGAAAAGCAGGATATTCTTGCAGACCTCGACATGTATGGAATTTAAGAAAGAGAGGACATGATTCATGAACAAGGAAATGCAGAAACTGTTGAAAGCAATCAACGACAAAAAGAATGAGGTCAAGAGCCTTGTGAACGATGGAAAACTCGACAAGGCAAAGGCAGCAAAAGAGGAACTCAAAGAGTTACAGGAAAAGTTTGACCTCCTGTTCGATTTGGACGAGGAGGAACATGAGGAGATCGAGGACAAGGTGGCGACGGGAACAGCAAAGACCATCGGGGCAAAAGCAGACAAGAAAAACCTCGTGAAAGCGTTCGTCAATATTGTCAAGTGCGGATTCTTAAAGAGAGAACCGGACGAGGGAGATGTCAAGGTGTACAAGGATGCGTTAAGCACAGACACCACAAAGGGAGACGATGATGAAATGGGAATCGGTGTCACCGTTCCGGAGGACATCAGAACAGACATCATCGAGTTAAGACGTTCAGAGGACAATCTGGAGCAGTATGTCAATGTGGAGGGAGTGACCACAAAGAGCGGTTCTCGAAACATTGAGGTCGATGCAGATTCCACTCCGTTCGACAATGTGGACGAGGAGGCGGATTTCCCCGACATGGATGAGCCGAAGTTCAAAAAGATTGTGTATGCAATCAAGAAAAAAGGTGGCATCTTAAAAATCACCGCAGAACTGTTTGAGGACACCGCAGCCAATGTCATGGCATACATCAACAAATGGATTGCCAAGAAAACAAAGGCGACAAGAAATGCGATGATTCTCAAGGTTGCGAACGAGATGACAAAGGGAAAAGAGGTTGTGATTTCCACAATCGACAGCCTCAAGGACGTGTTCAACGTGGGTCTCGACCCTGCTATCACAACCGGAGCAATGGTCATCGCAAATCAGAACGGGTACAACTACCTCGACAAGTTAAAGGATAAGGATGGAAAGTACATTTTGCAGCCGAATCCTACACAGCCGACACAGATGATGTTGTTCGGTAAATATCCGATTGTCAAGGTGTCAAACAGGACTGTGAAATCTGAACCAGTGTACTCACCTGCGTTCACAATCTCCGGTAGCAAATTAGCAATCGACGGAACAACCACAGCAATCGACGCATCAGCAACGTCCGACGTAACAGCATGGAAAGTCGTGAAAGGAAAGTATGTTGTAACTTGCAAAGGACAGGAGCAGGAAACGACAGTCGATGCAAAGGTGTCCGCATACAAGCATCCTGTGTATATGGGCGACTTAAAAGAGGCTATCACATTATTTGATAGAAATGTCATCACAATCGACATGAACGACAAGGCAGCAGGTTTGTGGGAGAAAGACATGACCGGAATCAAGGTTCGTGACCGTTTCGACGTGCAGCCTGTTGATGATGGAGCAATCATCAAAGGCAACATCACGGAAGTTGTGCAGGGATAAGAAATGCAGCAGGGCGGGAACACCCGCCCTGCGATTGAAAGCAGGTGAATGAAATGACGGACGAGGAAAAGAAAGAGTATAGAGACAAACTGGTTGAGGACTGCATGAAATACAATCACATCGACTATGACGACGACAAGGACATTGTCGAGACTATGGTTGAGGCGATTGCATCAGAGGAATTGATGGAACTGATTCCGAATTTCGACCCATACAATTTGACCGCCCGTCAGAGATTGCTTGTATATTCTTTCGTCAAGGAATTGTATGACCACAGGGAGAAGTATCAGAACGGTACACAGCAACTCACAAATGCGGTCTCAACCATGCTACTCAATGAAAAGTATGGAGGGAGCAGTGAATGACCGGACGGGTGAAAATAATCAGAGTGACCACAGAAATCAAGGAGGGCAGGAAAGAACCGACCACAGAGGTGTTTTATGAGTGTTGGTGCGATGTTCAGAGTTTGGGAACAAATGAGAAATACACAGCACTGCAAGCAGGTCTTGAGGACACCATTGTTTTCAAGGTTCGGAATTGCAAGCGGATGAAAGAGGTCAGAAAGAAAATGAAAGAGTTCTATGCAGAGTATGACGGAACACGATTCGACATCTATGACGCATCACCGATGTTCACAGATAACGGATGGGTGCTTGTGAAATGTCGTGCGGTTGCATAGGTGTCACATTCTGACACGGAGGTGAGGACATGAAAATTGACATTGAGTTCAAAGGACTGGAGGAACTGGTAAAAGCGTTTGAAAGTGCTGCATCGGATGAAGATATTGCACAGGTAAATAAAGCGATCGCTGAAAAAGGAGAACCAGTTGTACAGAGAATCATGTCCGGAAAAATCCCAAAGTCAAAGGACATCAAAAAAAGTGGGCGAGGGTTCGGTTCAAAATCATCAGTGTCCGCACATGCAGCAGATGAAATCCCTATCGGGAAAGTAAAGGTGAACGGTACGGGAGCGACAGCAGATGTCGGATGGGAAAAGAACACACAGGACGAGGGCGGTCATTTCTACGTCCGCTTTATTAACTGGGGAACGATTTACAGACCGCCACAAGAGTTCATATATGCAACAGGCAGGGAGGCAGATGCAGAACTGCAAAAGATAGCAGAACAGGAATATCAAGCGTATTTAGACAGGACAGTGGGGTGATAAGCATGGACAGCAGTCCGGACATCATAAAAGACGCATCAGACGCACTCAAGCCGATAGAGGACAGAGGAATCACCGTGATGCAGGGGTGGTATGACAAAGACCTCAACAAATGTCATGTGACATTGTGGGATTTGGGCGAAACCGATGATAATTTTTCGGATGATGATGCGGAGGGAGTGACACTTTCCTTGCAAGTCACCATTTTCTCAAAAGAGGACGAGGTGGAACTGGCAAGGGAAATCAAGTCTCTCATGAAAGAGAATGGGTTCTCATTCGAGGGGAGAAACGGAGACGATTCAAAACCGGAGGATGGAATCTATATGAAAGCACAGCGATTCACAAAATATTATGAAAGCGAGGAAAAATCATGAGCGAAACAGTAACACAGGTAAATGAAACCACACAGCAGATTGTAAGGAGTAGAACTTGCGGTCTGAAAGATTTCTACATCGCACTGGTGCAGAGCAATACTGCAACGGCATACACAGCCGGAACTCCGGTGAAATTAGCGAGGGCAATCAAAGCGAAAATTGATGAAAAGTGGACAAGTGAGAAAATCTACTCCGACGATAACACCGAGGAGGTCATCACCTCATACGAGGGAACAGATGTCGAACTGGAGATCAATGCTCTTGCACCGCAGGACAGAGTGATTCTGTTCGGGCAGTTGTACGAGAAAGGATTCTTGAGAAAGTCATCTGACGACAGAGCACCGGAGGTCGCTGTCGGATGGAGAGAAAGAAAACTCAACGGGAAATATGAGTTCAAGTGGCTTTATGTCGGAAAGTTTGCAGAGGGTATCAGCGAGGAGGCAAGCACTAAAGAGGGAAAACTGTCACCTACAACCAAGAGCATCAAGGGCAGTTTCTACGAGCGTAGCATCGACAATCTGTATGAGGTATCTGTTGATGAATCCAACCTTGTAGCAGAGGACACGGATGCAGCAACAGCAATCAAAGACTGGTTCTCAAAAGTGCAGGAAGCACCGGACGCAGCAGCGTAAAACAAGAGAGGATATAACAGGAGGATAATTCAATGAATAGAAAAATTATCGTGAATCATAAAGAGTTCAAAATGGAGAAAATGTCTGCGGACACATACATGGAATATCTCGAACTTGCAGAACAGATTGACGCTGCGACATCCGAGAGAGCGTCAAAAAGATACTCACGACAGGAAATTGAGGCGATGATGTTATTCATCTGCAAAGCATACGGAAATCAGTTCACGGTTGACGAGTTAAAGGACGCAGAGAGCGGACTGGATGCAGCAGGAATCGTCATCGAGTTCAACATGATTGACATGGGAATCGCAGAGGAAATGAACAAGAGAATGGACAAGATGATGAAAAATTTTCAGAGTGGCAAGTGATTCCGGAAATAACAATCACTTGCAGCACAGGAAAAGTATTCATCAATAACATAACGGTTGAGCAGTACAAGAAATATGCTGCACTCATGGAGAAAAACGGTTCGGACAAAATAACGGATGCACTGTTTTTCAACAAAAGAATTATTCAAGAGATATTTGGAAACAGGATGTCTCTCGATGAACTGGGTGAGGTGGATGTCATTGAATTTCTGACAGCATCAAAGGGGATTCATTTCATCATGCAGGATATTGTTTCCGATGCGTTACTGAACATTGTCGAGACAGAGCCAATCGAAAGAGAGACATCTGCGTTCGACGAATATGACCGTGAGAATGGGTATGAGGACGAGGAGCAGGAAGAACAGAACACATGGAAGATATGCGGAGAAATCGTTGACCGTGTGACAAAAATTGCGATTCGGCTCATGCGGGAATCATACGGGCAGTGCATGAAAGAAAATATCATTGAACTGCTGAAATATCTGAAATTTGAACTTGAAACGGTGAACGAGAACACATAACACAGAGAGGAGGAGAACCGATGGCACATACAAGCGTGAAGATTTCAGCAAATTCGTCTGATTATCAGTCACAAATGAAATCCGCTGCGTCACAGATGAAAGTGTTATCCAGTGAGTTTAAACTGGCACAGACGCAAGCAAAAGCGTTCGGTTCGGCAGCAGACCAACTCAAGGCGAAAGCCGAGAGCCTCACTCAAAAAATCACTCTGCAAAAGAATATCGTTCAATTAAACAGTGAGCAACAAGCAAAACTCACACAGAAACTTTCAGACCAAAAGACAAAGCAGGAGGAATTGAAAACAAAGGTCGAGGCAGCAAAGAAAGCCTATGAGGATTCAACAAAGGCGACCGGAGCAAATTCAGAGCAGTCAAAGGCACTGAAAGAGGAACTCGACAAACTGGAGCAGGAATTTAAGGCAAACGAGATAGCAATCGGAAAGACGGAGACTGTTCTTGCAAATCAGACCACAAAGACGAACGCATCAAAAGTATCACTCGTCGAGATGGAATCTGAACTCGAAAAAGTAAACAAGGAACTGAAAAATCATAAACTGAATGAATTTGCAAGCGGTTGTGACAAAGCAGGACAAAAGATGGAGAGTTTCGGAAAGAAAATGTCCGTCGTTTCTGCGGGAATTGCTGCAATAGGAGCAGCATCAATCGCAGCGTTCAAGGAACTCGACGAGGGATATGACACGATAGTGACAAAGACCGGAGCAACCGGAGAGGCACTGGAGGGATTGACCGCATCTGCGGACAATGTTTTCGGAAGTATGCCGGAGGACATGTCAACGGTCGGAGAGGCTATCGGTGAAGTAAACACGAGATTTCATTCGACAGGAGAGGAACTGGAGAGCCTGTCAACGCAATTCATTCAGTTTTCGAGCATAAACGGAACGAATGTGACACAGTCTGTTGACCAAGTGGACAAAATCATGAAAGCGTGGAACATAGACACATCACAGACGGGGAATCTGTTGGGATTGCTGACATCAAAAGCACAGGAGACAGGAATTTCCGTTGACAAACTCGAAAGTTATGTACTGGATAACAATTCAGCGTTCAAAGAGATGGGGTTGTCATTACCACAAGCAATCAATTTGATGGCTCAATTCGATGCGAACGGTGTTGATTCTACGACAGCACTGGCAGGACTGAAAAAGGCATTGCAGAACGCAACAGCCGAGGGAAAGTCAATGGATGTCGCACTGGAGGAGACAATCGGCAGCATTAAGAACGCAAAGACGGACACAGAGGCTTTACAGATTGCGACAGAACTGTTCGGGAAAAAGGGTGCTGCGGAAATGGCGACAGCAATCCGAGAGAACAGAATTGACCTCACAAGCCTGTCATCCTCAATGTCGGAATATGGAACGACGGTCGAGGACACATACAACGGAACACTCGACCCGATTGATAATGCAACAATAGCGATGAACAATGCAAAACTGGCATTGTCAACACTGGCGACAACAGCACAGACCGCAGCAGCACCAGTCATCGAAAAGGTGACGACAAAGATTCAAGAACTGACAAAGTGGTTCACCTCTCTTGACGAGGGGCAACAGCAGACAATCATCAAGGTCGGTCTTGTGGTGGCTGCGGTGGGTCCTTTAGCAATCGGATTCGGAAAAGTAGCACAGGGAATATCGACGACGGTGAAAACAGGTCAACAGTTTGCATCGTTTGTCGGAGGAATCATCGCAAAGATAACAGCCAAGACAGCAGCAACCGCAGCAGGAACAGCAGCAGACACAGCAGGGGCAGCAGCGGAGGCAGCACATACCGCAGCAACAGCGACAGCGACCGGAGTGACTGGAGGAATGACGGTGGCACAGACCGCCCTCAATGCAGTCATGAATCTGTGTCCGATTATTTTAATTGTGACACTGATTGCAGGACTGATCGCAGCAGGAATCGCTTTATATAAAAACTGGGATAAGGTCAAAGAAAAATTATCCGAGTTGTGGAGTAACGTCAAGGAGAAATTCAACGCAATCAAGGAAACCATAACAGGAGCGTTCTCGAAAGCAAAAGAGGCGGTCACGAATAAGGTGAACGAGATAAAAGATTCGGTTGCGAATAGTGCAGTCGGACAAGCAGCGACAAAGACGTTTTCAGCGGTGAAAAATACTGTCACAAAGTTCATGGGGGCAGCAGTTGACACCGCAAAGGAGAAACTGGGGAACATGAAAACCGCCTATGAGGAAAACGGGGGCGGTATTAAAGGAGTAGTTGCAGAAGGATGGGAGGGAATCAAAGGCTATTACACAGCCGGATTCACGTTCGTTGATAATCTGTCGGGAGGAAAACTGACAGAAATCAAGACAAAATTCTCCGAAAAGACATCGGAAATCAAGACGAAAGTCTCCGATGGTTGGGAGAATATGAAAACGACGGTCACATCCAAGATGACCGAGTGGAAAACAAACGCATCAAATAAACTGACGGAAATCAGAACCGATTTCACGACGAAGATTTCCGGAATACAGTCCTATGTGTCAACCGGATGGTCTCACATGAAATCGACGATTTCAACGACGATGCAGCAGTGGAACACAGATGCGAGCAACAAACTCCTGTCACTCAAGAACGATTTTACAAACAAGGTCGAGAGCGTAAAACAGGGATGGTCAACGAGGTTTACAAACATCAAGGACACAGCGACGAATCTCATGGAGACCGCAAAGACCAATGTTTCCACAAAACTGGAAAATATGAAATCTGCCTATAACGAAAAAGGCGGGGGCATGAAAGGAATTGTGTCGGCTACATTCACAGGCATCAAGGACACGATGAACTCACTCATGTCCACAGCGAACACGTTGACAGGTGGAAAACTCGACAGCATCAAGTCATCTTTCTCGACAAAATTGAACGGTGCTCTTTCAACGGTCGGTTCAGTCATGGAGAGCATACGAGCAAAATTCAGCGAAAAGATGGAATCCGCAAAGACAGCGGTCTCAAATGCTATCGACAGAATCAAGGGATTTTTCAATTTTGAGTGGTCATTGCCACATTTGAAAATGCCACATTTTAGTATATCCGGTTCGTTCAGTCTGAACCCTCCATCTGTACCGTCATTCGGTGTTGAATGGTACAAAACAGGAGGAATCATGACAAGTCCGACAGTGTTCGGAATGAATGGAACGAGGCTCATGGTCGGAGGAGAGGCAGGAGCAGAGGCAATCTTGCCACTTGCAGAGTTCTACACAGAATTGAACTCAATGCTTGACCGAAAGCTGAAAGCGATCAATCAGAATGTGAACGCTTTTATCGAGGTTCACAACTATATTGACGGAGACGAAGTGGCAAGCAGAACGACCGAAAAGGTCAGTGATAATCTTGCAATAGCAACAAAAAAACGGAGGTGAGGACATGAAAATTGACAGCATAGACATTCGGTCATTCGATGCAAAGCAGTTGACAGTTGATTTCGAGCCTCCACAGACGGGGGTGACGGTGGAGATGTTCGACGGGGCATTGATACCGTCGGAATCCGAAACATACACACCATTGTCCGGACTGACAGTGACAGTCCTGTTCAGAGGAAAAGACAGAGACGAGGTTCAAAAACATGTCAGTGATTTCAATGCAGAGTTGCAGAAAGGTGTTGTCCTTACACTGGACGGGTACAGTCGCCATTTTAAGGCATATATGACGGGGAACTCGTTGAGCAAGACAATAACGAAAACACGGTACACAGCAGAGTTCAAATTCACGGGGTACTGGTTCAGCGACGAAGTGAGTTTGAACTGGCAGGGAGCGTATGAGGCAATATTTGAGGCACAGGGAAACAGGGCGACACCGTGCAGACTGACAATCACAGCAACGGAGTACATTGAGCAGTTAAGAATCAACGGTCTTTCCTGCGGTGAAATTATTATCGACACGATTCCGAGAGGAGCAACCGTCATCATTGACGGAGAAACAGGATTCGCAACGATGGACGGAGAGAACAAGTTCAAGGATGTGTCATTGATGGAATTTCCGTATCTCACAACAGGGCAGGAAAAGGAACATCATCTCATTTTCTCTGACAATAACGCACTTGTCACATTGCAGTATAAACCTATGTGGTTATAGGAGGCGGTCAGATGGATTTGTACAATGATTCACACGAAAAGGTGTGTATTTTATCCGGAATAAAAGAAACGTGCATCACAAGCACTCTCAAGACTGGAGATAAGGAAATCACATTCGAGTTCCGAAAGACAAACAGGTATGCAGCGGACATCAAAGAGGAGGGATATATCAGAACCGACACGGACGAATTTGTTATCAAGCAGGTCGAGCCGAGCGGGGAATGGTACAAATGCACTGGAACATTGAACGTCGAGGAACTGGAGGGCAAACAATATCCGCAGGGATTCGAGACTGTGGAAAAGACGGTCGATGAATGTCTAACAGAGGCAATCGACGGAACTGGATGGAAAGTCATCCGGTGCGATGTTTCCAAAAAGAGAACAATCCGGATAGAGCAGAACTGTTCTGCATGGGATGTCGCTCAACAGGCAATTACAACGTATAGATGCGAGATGGTGTTCGATTCTCTGAACAAGGGAATTTCGGTATATGAGAAATACGGAGAGGACAGAGGAGCATATTTCATTGAACGTCTGAACCTCAAGCGGTTGCAGGTGCAGTCAAACTCATACGACTTTGCAACAAGGCTCATTCCGATAGGGAAAGATGGATTGATGCTGAATATCGACGGGAAAAATTATGTTGAGAATCACCAGTATTCAAAGAAAGTGAAAACGATGACGTGGAAAGATGAAAGATACACGGATGCGGAATCACTGAAAGAGGATGCGGAGGCGAAACTGGACGAACTTTCCAAACCATACAGGTCGTACACAGCAGAAATCATCAATCTTGTTGAGGCAGTGCAGGACGAGGAGAAAAAAGAACAGTACAAAGAGGTGTTCAGTATAGCACTGGGAGACACGGTGCTGCTGATCTCCAAGTCAACGGGAATCCGTGAGAGCCACAGGATTGTGAAATTCTATGAATACCCGTTGACGAAAGAAAAGAACAAGGTCGAACTGGCAAACACAAGACTGTCATTCGAGGAGGTTCAGAGAACCGAGCAAGAATTGTCATGAGGAGGTGAGAAAATTGGAAATCATTAGACACATCAAAGTGGATTTGTATGGAGACACACAGCATTTTGCAGTTGCAGCGAAACAGATGGATATGGGAACACGGTACATCGGAGTGACGCTCATGGAGGACGGTGTCGTGTATGAGATACCGGACAATGTGGAGGTCATTATCAACATGACCAAACCGGACAAGACACACGTTCACAACGATGGAGAAAAGTCCGGAAATGAGGCTCTCATTCCTCTCACAAGAGGCATGTTGCAGGTTCACGGAACAGCATTGTGTGAGGTGCAGTTGTATCAAAATGGTGCATTGCTGACGAGTGCGACGTTTGAGATGGAGATTTTTCCGTCACAGCGGGATGAATCGGAAATCATTCACTCCGGAGAATATACAAGACTGGAGAACACCATTGCAGCAGCGAGAGAGGCTCTGCAAATCGCACAGGACACACAGAACACCATTGATGCAGCAGAGGCGGTCAGACAGGCACAGGAGCGGTTGAGAGAGGCTGCTGAAAAGGCAAGAGAAATCAAAGAGAGCCGGAGAGAGGATGACACCGCAAAGGCGATTGCAAAATGTGTCGAGGCGATGGAGGCAGCAATCGAGCAGACAAAGAAATGTCTGACAGCGACCGAGGAGGCAAACAAAATCATCATCAGTCAGTCCGGTCTTGATGCGATACTGGCAGCAGTCAAAGACTATTATGAACGCATCAGAGAACTTGAGACGGACATCAACATCAATGTGGATGGAGGAACACCAAAATCAACCGACCTCCTGCTTGTCAAGGGAGGAACACCGTTCACGACCGATTATGACAAGTATATCGCAGGAACGTCACACACAATTTGAGAAAGAGGTGAAAAAGAATGGCAACAGCAACAATCACTCTGAAAAAGGGAACGACCGCAGAGTGGACGGAGAGCAAGAGGGTTCTCGATGATGGAGAACTGGGTCTCGAAACCACGACAAGCGGTCACAGAATCATCCGAATCGGTAACGGTTCGACCGAGTTCATGAGCCTCCCTGTCGCATTTGACATCGAGGAGGTCAGAGAAATCAAGACCGGAATGGACGAAGATGCAAAAACGTACTATGACGACATGGTCAAAAAGGGAACGGAGTTGCTTGCAGAAATGAAAGCACTGGCAACGACTGTCGAACTGGAGGACGATGCGACACAAATCAAGTATCGAATGGGTATCTCAAACGGTACGTTGTATTTTGAGGAAATCACAAAGGAGGCAAGTGAATAATGGCAGCAGGTGACAGAATATTCATGGCGAAAGAATCCACGTCGCAGGAGATTCTTTCCAACACAAAGAAAATTATCGAGGACGCAAAAGCAAAACCGAAAAGATACGGAATGAGAATCAACCTCCTCGACAGCAATCCGGCAACCCGTGTCAAATATCTTTATGATGCGGTTGGAATGACACCCGCAGGAATGAATTTCGCAGGAGGCGGGTTCGATTATGGAGACTGGGGAGATATTTGGTTCGTAAAGAAAAACCGTCCGGTCATGGTAAGAACTGACGGAACGGTTGACTATGAACTGAATCATGAAAACCATGCTCTCAAGCTGAACGGAGGAGCATCGGACATCACAAAAACATCATACGGTGGAAATGCAATGTCCGAGATTCCTCTGATTTGGGTCAAGAGATGGACACAGAACAATTATCATTTTGTTGTGTTCTGTGAGGAGCAGTACGATGACACATACAAAGCATACGCACACACCGACGCAGACGGAAATGTCCTGCCTGTGACATATTTCCCGATGTACGAGGGTTCGGTTGTCAACAACAGGATGCGTTCACTCTCCGGTCTCACACCGACAGCGTCCATGACAGACGAGCAGGAGACGACCGCAGCAAAGCAGAACGGCGACAGATGGGATAAACAGTCATTTTCTGAAATCAACCTCATGTATGAAATGTGTACGATGATTACATGTAGCACCAACTCACAAGGCAAGTTTGGAAACGGAAACAGTCAGTCCGACAATTTCTTGCAGACCGGAACACTCAACGGAAAAGGACAGTTTTTCGGTTATACATCGACCACACAGGCAGTCAAAGTATTTTACTGCGAGAACTTCTTTGCGAACTACTGGAAACGTTTGAGAGGTCTGCTGCTTATCAACGGAGTGTATCATGTGAAAGCAGTTCCTCCGTACAACTCAACAGGTGCGGGGTACACAAACACAGGACTGACACCGTCCGGAACATCCGGAGGCTACTGTTCAAGAATGGAAATGGCATCCGACATCGGAAGAATCCCGACCGTTGCATCCGGAAGTGAGACCACATACGAATGTGATGGGTTATGGTTCAACAATACGATTGTTGCAGTTGCCCTGTTCGGTGGCAGCCGTGGCGACGGGTCGAGGTGCGGTTTGTCGTACTGGAATG